TTTTTTTTAATTTTAAATATAAGTATCATGAAGGACTTAAAGTTAGGCGACAAAGTAGAGTCATTAATAGAGAAGACTATTCCAAAAAGTTTGGTTGATAGAATTAAAAAGAATGGATGTAATTGTGAAGGAAGAAAAGATTGGTTAAACAATCTAACAAAATAAGAGGGAAGGGTTGCACCTCATTAAGTAACTCAATATATATATGAATATAAAATGAACAACAAAAAATTCGTTTCTAGATTTAAGGACGTAAACCTTTACAAAAGACCATTTTCTCAAACTAGTGTAAGAGCTATAAAAGAAATTTATGCAGAAAAGTTTGGACTAACTAAGCAAGACATAAGAGGATTGGACTTCCAGGTTTGTTTGGATAAGTTGAGAAGCATAAAAGAAAAATAAAAACTAAAAGAAAATGGGAATTAAAAACAACAAGTATTCAACTAACACAAACTCTAGTGGGTTTAGGTTAAACTCTTTCCAAGAGTTGACTCAAATTACTACTAAGGAGGATGTAGCGTTGGGTATCATGAGGTGGGGTGAAGAGAACTTCTACCCACAGACACTAAAGAACATTGTCGAACAATCACCAAGTGCAAAGCCAGCAGTTGATAGAGTTGCAAAATTCTACAAAGGGGGTAGCTTTGAGGGTGAGGACATTGTGGTTAACTCTTATGGGCTAACTTTAAGAAACATAGTTGACAAGGCAGCAGAGGATTTAGCATTCTTTGACGCATTTGCTATTCAATCAAACTTTAATATATTGGGTGAACCAAATGACATGAACCCTATGAGGATTGAGTCATTAAGATTTAACCAATTTGATGAGTTGAGCTATGCTTCTAAAATAGGATATCATAGAAACTTTGGTCAGAACGACAAGGTTGAGATGAATACAAAAGAACACGCTAACAAAGATAACATTAAGTTTATTAATGTTTGGAATCCAAAATTTGCTAAAGACCAATTTGATTCTTTAGAGAATGGGTTAAATGATTACAATGGACAAGTACTTTATTATAGTGGAGCTGGACCAAGTTCGTATCCAATACCTCCATTACAATCGGTAATCAATTTCGTATTGAGTGACGTAGAGAATTCAATCTTAGTTAGAAAAGAAACATCTACAGGATTTGTTAGTAGTTATATCTTAAAGTCTAGTTTAGATTATGACGATGCTAATTTGATAGCAATGGAAAATTCTATTGCACAAATGCAAGGTGCTAGAGGTGCAGGAAAAATAATGACTGTTAGTGGATTGAGCGAAGAGGAAATGAAATCTTCATTGTTAGAAGAGATAGGAGCGGGTAATTCATCAGCGATTATAGATTCGGCAACTAAGACTTTTGATTTAGATAAGAAAGTTATTACGGGAGTGTATCTTATTCCTCCAGTATTGAGTGGAATAGAAGTATCTACAGGTTTCTCAACAGAGGCTTTGGTTGATGCTTACAATGTATTCAATGCAATAACTAAGCAAGGTAGGAAAACAATCGAAAGAGAGGTTAACAAGATATTAAAAGCAGGAAGTTTTGGTATTGATTCCATAGAGTTGACAAGTATAACACTAGATGTAGAAGGTGGAGAGAGTGTAGAGAGCGAACCATTAGAGGCAGAGGAGTCTATGGTAGCAGATAACACTACACTAACTAATTTAAGTGGAAGACAATTACAAGGGATTCAAAGAATCGTTCGTAAGTACAACAAAGGAGAGTTAACGGAAGGACAAGCGTCTCAACTATTGAAGCAAGGATTTGGATTCGATGACAATGCAGTCGATGAGTGGTTAATATCACCAGAGGAAGAGGCAGAAGAGAACGCTAAAGAAGGTGAGCCTAATAAAATAAAAGACGATGAATAACGTAAATTTAGAGAATGCATTAATATCCGTAGATATTGTGGATTTGTTACAGGACTATTGCGCTATTCAATTAGACATAGATTCTACAAAGGTTAAAGCCGCGGCTCACGTTGCGCAGACTATTGACATAACTAGAATCATTGGAGCTACAAACTTGGAAAGGATTAAGAATCCTCAAGACGATGCAGACGATACTATAAGAGAGCTAGCGATACCAGCTTGGTGTTACTACACTTATAGCAGATGTTTAAAGATGTTTAACGGGACTTTAACTGATAGTGGATACATTATATCCGAAGATGCAGAAAGAGCGTTAGATGTCGTTAGAAAGGCTGCAGATGAGGCGTATTCAGTAGCAGAGGTTTATATGCAATTATTAGTAGATGCTTTGGATGGAGAAACTCCAACAGAGGCAGACGATATAGACAAAGGTTTATTCACTCCACAGATTAGAGTATTTGGTGGAGGAGAAAATAGAGGAAGTAATTAATTAAATATAGGAGTAGGGTCATGCCTTTTTAAAATTGACCCATAAATTTAAGTAAAATGAAAAAAGTATTATTAGTATTAGTAATCGTATCAACATTATTAACAAGTTGTATCGATGAAATTAGTGGAAGCGCACAAATTGCTCAAGTTGAGGAGTGTGATGCTTTTAAGTTACAACAATTAGCAAGAATTGAATCTGGAGAGATAGATTTCGCAGAGTATCTTTTAATCTTAAAAGAGAGCGCGTGTGCAAGAACTTGTACGCCAGAACAACAAGCAGCATTTGATGCTATAGATTCAAATCTAGATGCTATAAACGCTTATCTAATTTCTATTGGGGCAGTACCATTCCCAGGAAGTACGATAGAAGACCAATTAGATTTGGTTGGATTAGGTTGCTAAGAATAAAAAATTGGGCGAGTCTTTGAACTTAAGCATTTGATTGCTACGCCCATCTAAGATATAGGAAACGTCACCTATTTAATTTGACGATAGAATTATATTACAATGGAAGAAATTAAATTAGTAAGAGTTCTTATTGTGTCATTGCTTTTGCAATTGATACTTTTAACGCCAAGGTTTTTAAGTTGGTGTTTGGGAGTTGTGGAATCTATATTTAGAATCCTTAGGTCAATTATTGATGGACTCATTAGAGAGCTTAAGAAGGAAGTATTAAAATAAAAAACATAACAAGATGAAAAGAAAATCAATGAGCAATAGTAAGAGAGCTATTGACAAAAGGAATAGAGAGAGAAAGGCATCTTTCCAAGAGGCTTTAGCAGATGGTTATACGAGTAGAAGAGATATCTACAAAGCTATGGGTGTTAGTGGGCTAGAGTTGACGGAGTTCTTTGAGGACAATAAGAAGATGTATAAATTGTATTGCGAATCACGTAGACAATTAAGAGATGTAGCATTAGATAACATTACGGACGTTGTACACGATACAACTCATCCAAAGAATTATGATGCTAGTAAGTTTATAGTTCAAAACTATAATACGGATTTAGATGTTGTATTAGATGAGAAGGGTGACGATAGTGTATCGGCAACTATAGAAGCTAGCGAAGGTAGTGGAATCATAATACAATTTGATACAAAAAAGAAAGAGGACGAAAAAGAATAAACTATGGGAAAACGTGGAAAAAAAATAGAACCTAAGGTTCTAAAAGTAAATCCAATATTCTCACCATTATTTAGAGATGACTTAGACCAACCAAGATACTATAACGTGTATGGAGGAAGGGGTAGTGGAAAGTCATTCATAGCGTCGATATCTACAGTACAGCTATCCTACTCAAAGCATAAGCATAACATATTGTACTTAAGGCAAACGATGAACTCTATGGAGGATTCGTCTTATAAGGACATCATGGATGCTATAGAGTTTATGGGTAAGGAGAAAGACTTCAAGGTAGTTAAGAATAGAATAATTAACAAGCTAACTGGTTCTATCATATCCTTTAAGGGGATAAGGTCGACAACGGGAGCTAAGTTAAAGTCTTTGAGTGGATTCACCACATTGATAATAGAGGAGGCGATGGAGGTTGAGTCCTTCGAAGAGTTCTCTAAGATTGATGAAGGTATAAGGGTTAAGGGAAAACCATTAAAGGTAATCCTATTATATAACCCAGGCGTTGCATTAGGAGCGTGGATACATGACGAATGGTTTATAGATGGTAAACCAAATCCAAAAGCATTTGAAGACACGGTATTTATGCACTCGACATTTTTAGACAATGAAGAGAACTTAAATCCAAGTGTTGTACAAAGGTATAAGGATTTAGAGTTAAAGAGACCTAAGTATTATGTGAATACGATTCTAGCAGAGTGGACGTTAGATTCGGAGGGTAGAGTTTATGATGGTTGGGATATTTACCCAGGCATGGAAGACAGCCCAGAGTTCACGGTGTATGGATTAGACTTTGGATATGGTGGAGTAGATTCTACATCATTAATTAAGGTGGATTACTTTGAGGGTACTTGGTATTTAACAGAGGTGTTCTCTAAGCCAAAGATAAGAATGGGCGAGGTTGTAGCATTAATGAGACAGCACAATGTACCATTGGACGCTAGGATTTACGCAGATTATGCAGTACCATTGTTTCTAACAGAGATTAGATTAGGTGGGTACAAGGGCATAAGAAAATGTAAGAAGGGAAAGGTTAGCGAGAAGGTTAAGATAATGCAAGACAAAAAGATTGTAATAATAGATGAGAACAAGAGCTCTCAATTATACTATGGTTACATCACGTGGAGCGTTAACGAGAAAGGTAAACTTCCTCACGAGCCAGACTCATTAGCAGCAGCTAGATATGGAATCCTATCTTGTAATCCAAGAACGGACAAAAGGTCTTTAGGAAGAGCGCCTAGGCGAATAACGAGAAGAAAAGGATATTTATAAACTAAATAACTCAACAATGAGTAAGATAAACATATGGAGTGGTCAAGATGGATTCTTTGCTACTTTAAAGGATGGTAAGGAACTAACTAAAGAAATTGATACTATAACACTACAATTAGTAGAAAGTGTCTTAGAAGAGCTAAAAAGCGCTTCATACGACGAGTTGATGGATTGGTTAGATACTTGCACCCTAAATGAGCTAATAATGTTCGTAGATTACTTTATAGATGACCATAGGTTGTTTGAAGTAACTAAGTTAGAAA